TCGCAGCCGTGGTCCCTGCCGCCGCCGCGCCGCCGATCACCTCCGGAGCAACCGCAGCAAGCAGGGCAGCCTCGCCTACGCCCGCGTCTGCCATCTATGCGTTCCCCGCGTTGGTGTTGTCGAACAGGCTGCCGACACCGCCGGCCAGACCGCCGAGCGCCGCTGTGCCGCCGATCGCCTGACCCCACGGGTTGCTGTAGTAGGGGTTCATCTCCTGCGCGAAGCCCGTGTTGGATGTGCTGTAGGGAATGCCCGACACCGCACCCAGCAGCGTCTGCAGTTGCTGATACGGGAAAGCCTGCTGCTGGGCGAAAGCGCCCTGCGCCGCGTTGAGCAACTGCTGCTGATACTGCTGCTGCAACGTGCCCGCCTGATTAAGCGCGTTGGACTGGCCAAGCATCATGTTCTGCAGCGACGTCAGACTCTGCGGCAGGTTCTGCGCCGCCCCCAGGCCCTGGCTCAGATTCGACGACATGATGTCGGCGCCCATCTTCTGATTCTGCCCGTAGCCGCCCTGCAGCAGGTTCGCCAAGGCGGTGTTGGAGGCGAGCCCCTGCTGTCCAGCCTGCAGCGCCACGTCCCGACTGATACCGGTGGCCTGGTTCCACTGGTTGTTGAGCAGGTCGCCGAGGTATTTCTCGGACCCCAGCGCCGCCTGGCTCTGCGCGATACCTTCCTGCACGCCCTGCCGGCTGCCACCAAAAGCCCCGGCTTGGTTGGCTCCGGCGCCGATCGTGTTGAGGTTGCTGCGCAACTGCTGCTGCATCAACTGATTCGCAGGATCGATCACCGCGTTGGTGTAGGGCGACATCAGTTGCTGCGCGCCAGCCGCAACGCCCTGCGCGGTGGCTGGACCCTGGCTCGTGTAGTTGCCCAGCAGGCCCTGCGACGGCCCGTAGACCTGCTGGTTGAACCCCTGCTGCAATTGGTTGGCATTGGCATTGATGCCGCCAGCCGTGAGCGGTGCGACCTGCCCCGCCATGCCCGCCTGGGCATTGATGCCGGTTGATGCTGCGCCAGTCCCCAGGCCCTGCATGGCAGCCACTTGGTTGTATGCCTGCTGCTGCGCCGGATCGATGCCGGCAACGGTCTGCCCGGTGTAAGGGTTGTAAGCCTGCTGCGACAGCGCATCGGCACGCTGCACCGCCTGCTGGCCGTAGCTCTCCAGCCATGGCGGGATGTACGCACTGCTCTGCTGTACCGTGTTGGTCGAGGCTCCGCTGCCGCCGCCACCGCTCATGGGCGTAGCTCCTTCAGATATTTGATGCCGGCAGCGCGCCATCCTTCGCCGATCGGCGTCTGTGTCAGACGCAGCCATCCCATGCGGCCCGTGGCCGTGGCTATGCTGCAACCTTCGCTGCGGGCCCACGCGTCGATATCCGGCTGCAGCGCCGCACACTCCTGCAGCTTGCCACTCACCAGCCAGTAGTTCACGGCGCGGAGCCTGGGGAACACCAGCACCTCAGTGACCACCACCGAATCGCCGGCAGTCCAGCAACAGGCGCGGTTCTGCTCGATCCGCTGCATGACGTCGGAGATCGAGTGCGTGTTGCCGGCTTGCGCCAGCGCCTTCTCGAACCGCCGGACCTTCTGTTCGTTGGTCACGGAGTCGCCTCTGTGACAATCGTCCCGGCATCGGTGATCGACACGCGCCACGACGTGCCGTCAGGCGAGATCAGCCCAAGGAAATGGTACGCAGGACCCGCCAGTCCGGCGTTGGCCTTGCGGTTGATCTCGGCGGCGATGATGGCCAACCGCTCGTCGATGCTGCCGGCAGTCGGTGCCTGGAACGGCGCGGGCGGACGGCTGACCGGGCGAACTGTCATCGCTACCTCCTCCCGCCTTTCCTGATACTGAGCCGCGGGCGACCAATAGCAAACGGCTCATCTTCAAGAGCCTCTATCCGCATGCGGATGTGTCGACCACTAAACCGGACATCCATTAACCCATCATGAACCACAGTATAGAGTCCCGTGTCGTGCTCAGGACCGTTTGGCTGCTCACGGGTCAGGAATCGAACGCCAAGGCCGCTGGGCGTCACATCATCCATAACCACTTGTCTGACGTGAAAACGGTGATCTCCTTCTGCGAGCACGATGTTGCCAGACTCAGCGTAAACTGCACCTGTCGGGGCGCGTGGTAGACCGTCATCCAGGTAGCTGTATTCATGCAAAAACAACGCCCCAGCCGTAGGGGTTATGGGGCCGGCAAGGATCGGGTTGTCCATCACCCCGGTGCCGTCAGCCGCCGTGCGTTCCCGCACCCCGATCGTCCAGGGCCGGTTTGCGTCGGCATAGTTCACCGCGATGTAGCGGTTGCACTCGTTCGAGCCCTCGTCCGGCCAATCCCACCATAGTTCCGAGAATGCCGGGTTGGGACTACCAAAGACGCGCCCCACCATCTGCCGGTTCACGAGGCTAAAGAACCAGTCATCGACGTCACACTTCAGGGGCTGCACGGCGCCGGAATAGCCCCAGAAGGTCTGCAGGCCAGGCCATGCGACATTGGCGCCAATCCGCACCACAGAGCGCGGCGAGATCGGCCCGCAGCCAGATGCTATCTCGACAATTCCGTACGCGTAGGGCGGCCCCACGTAGGTCATCTTGTGAACGTCGTTGCCGGTGAACAGCAGGATGCTGTCGGCGATCTTAATCGCGGTCATGGCGTAGCTCTGCGTCGCGAGCAGCTTGTCGCCCGCCATGTTGACCGCGGTTGGCGCCCAGACCGTGTAGTCCTCCTGGTCGCTCCAGGCGATGCGCCTGGGGTCGCCGCCGGCCCCGTAAAGCACCACGTGGCGCTGGTCGGTGACGATCACGCCCCTGTTCTGATCCGGCGCATTAGGCACGAGCGTCGCGCGCGTGAGGGGCGTGCTGGGTGACCACTCAAATAGGTGGCCGTCCTGGGTTGGCACGACCAGCAGGCGCTCGCCGAACGTATCCATGCTCCAGCGATCGCCCATCGTGGCCGATATGTCCTGCGGGCCGACATCGTCCGGGTCGCGTGCGGTGCCGTAGGCATCCTCGCCGTAATCGCCCAACCCGTAGCCGTTCAGCGCGCCCGGCGGATCGAGCGGCCCGACACCGGCAGGGGTGAGGATGTATATCTGATCGGTATCAAACCGGAACGCATAAAGGCCGGTGTCGCCGCCGAACGCTGCCCACCTGACGCCGGCATTGTCGTGCCACGTCAGCAGGTCGCGTATCGGCCCCTCGATGCCGGTGCCGATGATATTCACGTTGCCGCCGATCGGCTGGATCTGCCCGCCGCGAAACCGGATGTTGTTGCAGTCCCACCAGCGCCCGACAGTGGCTTCCGGCGTCGCATTCCTGACGATGCCCGGCGGCGGGGCCTGGGTGAGGCGTGGCACTAGTGGGTGCCTCTCATGGGTGCCGACATCAGCCGGCGCACCAGCGGCACTGCAGTGGTCGTGGCGGCTGCGGCAGCCTGGCCACCGGCATAGATGATCTTGGTGACGACCGCGAGCGGCTGCCGGATATCCAGCCCCTGATTGCCGCCACCCAGCGCGACAGTGTGCGTGTGGTTGCCATCGGCACCGATGGCGTGCGCGTGGTCGCCGATCGTAGTGGTGGTATGCGCGTGTCCGCCATCCGTGGCGATGCTGTGCGTGTGAGCCGACGCTATGTCGGTGATAATCGCGTGCGTGTGCGCGCCATTGACGCTGGTGGTGTATGACGCGCCGCCGAATATGTCCGACACCACACCGATACTACCGCCCGCCGCGCCTGTGCCGAGGTTCCACAGGCCGACCGTGTGGTTGTGGTTACCCTGCAGATCAGTCCCGCCGCCGTGCTGGTGGCTGCCGCCTGCACCCGTAGCGCCGCCACCGTGCCAGTGGACGCCCTGCGTGTCGGTGATGTGGTTATGCGTGCCGCCCGCCGCGGTGGCGCCCGCATGGCTATGGCTTCCGGCGCTTGTCGCCGTCAGATTGATCGACGGCAGGTTGGCCTGCACGACCTGGCGCAACTGCACGCCAAGGCGCGAGGAAAAGATATAATTGCCGGGCGTGCCGTTCTCGTCCGTGAGGGCCCCGGCACCGACCGACACGCGCCCGCCGAAGTTCGGCAGGTTAAACGTGGTCGAGCCGTCGCCTGCGCCCCAGTAGGTGGCCAGAACCTGGAATAGCTCGCTGTAGGTGGTTCTGGATACGGCGCGGCCGTCCGCGATCAGCCAGCCGGGCGGTGGGGTTGGCCCGGCATAGTCGAGCAGCGAGCCGAGCGGCATGGACATGGATACGAACTCGTCCAACACACTGAAATTGCTGGACAATTTAGCGCCCCACGAGTCGCGCGAGGCTCCCACCTCCGGCAAGACCAATTGCAGGTTCTCGGTGTAGGTATCAGGCATTGCGGCTTACCCTTTCTGCCTGCTGACGCGCTTTGATCTTGGCATTGCTATCCAGCGTGCATTGCTTGCACGACCGACTGATCCCGCCCGCCCTATGCTGCAGATATGTGTTCTCTGGCGTGTATGCGTGACCGCGCCGACAGTGCGTCTTGTTGAGTTGTCCGTTTCGCCCCTTCCGATCGCGATCCAGATTGTTCTCAGCCTGCGTGCCGGCGAACAGATGATCAGGGTTCACACACAGCCGGTTGTCGCAGTGATGACAGACGACAAGCCCCGCCGGCACTGGGCCATTAGTTGCCTCCCACGCCACCCGGTGGGCCTGCCGGTGCCTATCGGCCACAACATACTTGCCGTAGCCGCGACCGTCGATCATGCCTTCCCACAGCCAGCATCCGCTCATCGGCTCGGGGATGGCGTGGTCCTGCCAGTTGTCGCTGGTCGTCCTCTTCAGCCGCGAGAACAGATGATCAGCACTGACACAGAATCGATTGTCACACTGTGGGCTGATAATCATACCGTCAGGCAGTGGCCCATTCGTCGCTTCCCACACGAGATGCCGCACCTGGGCATTGCCGAGACGGGGATAGCCACGCGTGACAGAACCCTCCCACAGCAGGCACCCGCTGTTAGGTTCTGGGATAGTGAGAGACTGCCAATCAGGCATGATCAAGTGTCCGCTGTATCATCATTCGTCTTCACATAATTCCCATCCGCCGCGACCGGCAGGCGGAAGCGAAAGCCATTCGGGCCGAGTCCGGTCCAGCCATACTTGGTGCCGACGCGTCGCCGCCAGTCGCGGTGATCGCCGAACCCTGGCGCGGGGGCGGCGCGCGGGAGCACGGTGACGCCGCTGACCTTGTTCTCGGCCACGTAGACCGTCCCGCCGTCGCAGTTTTTCCAATCCGGATTGCCAGTGGCGGATGCTCGGATAGTGCCAGCTAATACAGTGATTTTCGCCTCCTATTATGCTAGAAG